TTACCTAATGCAACTGGAACTGTAGCCCTTGTTGCAAATGTGTTAGCCCTTTCTGGTGGCACTATGTCTGGTGCCATTGCAATGGGTACTAGCAAAATTACAGGTATGGGCGACCCAACATTAGCCCAAGATGCTACTACTAAAATTTATGTTGATACAATTTTAGGTTCTGCTACTGCAGCAGCAACATCAGCAACTTCCGCTGCTACAAGTGCAACTTCAGCAGCAACTTCTGCTACTAGTGCAGCGACTTCTGCTTCATCAGCACTTACAAGTCAGACAGCAGCAGCCTCTAGCGCTACTGCTGCAGCCACATCTGCTACTTCGGCTGCCTCTTCTGCCACCGCTGCTACAACATCTGCTACCTCAGCAGCCTCTTCAGCAACAGCAGCAGCAACAAGTGCAACCTCTGCTGCAAATAGTGCAACTGCTGCTGCCGCTTCCGTAGCCACTATTCAAACTTATGCAACAAGTGCTGCTACCTCTGCAACAAGTGCAGCAACATCAGCCACATCAGCGGCTACCTCAGCATCATCTGCATTAACATCTGCTAACTCAGCAGCCACATCTGCTTCAAGTGCTGCTACTTCTTATGATGAATTTGATGATAGATACTTAGGCTCAAAGACCTCTGACCCAACATTAGATAATGATGGTGGGGCTTTAATAACTGGTGCTCTTTACTTTAACTCAGTAACCAATGCTATGAAAGTTTATAGCGGTTCCTCTTGGGGAAATGTAGCCCCAGATACAACTAACTTTGTTGATAAGACAATCCTTACTGCTAAGGGTTCTATCATCTCAGCAAGTACGGCATCTACCCCTGTGGCTCTTACAGTTGCAGCAACTGATGGCTATATTCTTTCTGTATCATCTGCCACAACTTCAGGACTTGCTTGGATTGCTAATGATGTTGGTGACATTACTGGCGTAACTGCTGGTACTGGTTTATCAGGTGGTGGTACCTCTGGAGCCGTAACCTTAAACCTAGCCAATACTGCAGTAACTGCTGCTTCATATACTTACACAAGTTTAACCGTTGATGCTCAAGGTCGCTTAACTGCAGCATCAAATGGAACTACCCCAGTAACCTCTATTACTTCAGGTAGCACAACTAGAATATCTATTGGTGGTACCACCTCGGTACCAACCGTAGATTTAGTAACTACAGCAGTAACTCCTGCTACTTACACCCTCTCTACTATTACCGTAGATGCTTACGGTAGAATCACCTCTGCCTCCACAGGAGTTGCAGCAGGAGAAACATTTAATCCACTACTACTGATGGGAGCCTAACTAATGGCTACAACTTATAAAGTCCTGGGTCAGGTAAACCCACTGGCAACAACAGCAACAACGGCATATACCGTGCCTTCGGCTACGGAAACTGTAATATCAACTATTGCAGTTGCTAATACAGGTGCTTATCCAACTACATATCGTATTGCGGTAAGACCTAATGGGGAGGTTTTGGCTACCAAACACTATGTAGCCTATGACGCTACAATAGCCCCACAGGATACGGTAACTTTAACTATAGGAATAACCCTAGATGCTACAGATGTTGTAACCGTTTATGCAGAAACAGCAACATTAGCATTTAATCTATTCGGAAGCGAGATTGCATAATGGCTACAGGTAATATTAGAAATCCAATTAGGGCTACAAGAAACTATGCAAAACCTACTTCACCTACTACATCAACTGCTACTACTGCAGCAGATACTACAAGTTTAACTGTTACTTTCACACCAAGCACACTTGGTCCTGCAGCAACATCTTATGTAGTAACTGGCACCTCTACAAGTGGTTCTACTGTTAGTGCAACATTAACTACATCCCCTACTACAGTTGCTGGATTTACTGGCGGTGCAACATATGATGTAACACTTGCACCACAAAACTATAATGGTATTGGAACTGCAATTACAGCAGGAAGTGCATTAAGTATTCCAACAGTTTATGGATTACAACAAACTTTTAATACTAGTGGAACCTATACTGTTAATATTGGACAAACTAAAATTGCTGCTTATGTAATTTCAGCAGGAGGAGGTGGTGGCGGAGGTGCTTCATCCCACGGTAGCCGAGTAGGTACTGGCGGAGGCGGAGGAGGCGGTGCTGGTATTGCAGGATTTAAAGACTTTACTGTAACTGCTGGACAAACTGTAACTATTACTATTGGCGCTGGAGGAAATGCTGGTAATGGAGGAGTGATTAACACAAACCCCGCAGGCGGAGCAGGCGGTTCTGGCGGAATATCTAAAATTACTTATGGTGGCGTTGATATTGCTACTACTAATGGTGGCAGCGGTGGTAATGGCGGAGGTACAGCAGAAAATGCAGCAGGAAACCGAGGAACTGGTGGTAGTGGTGGAACAGCATCAAGCAATGTTAACGCTGCTATAACAGTTACTGGTACTACAGGCGGTAATGGCAAAGGAGTAAATTTTGCAAATTCTAATGCAGGAAGTCTTCAAAGTTCTAATTCTAATATAAGTGGTTCAAATAACATTACCGCAATACTTCCATCTAATACTATTGCTGGAAGTGGCGCAGGGGCTGGTGATGGTCATAGTGGTGTAGGTGGCGGAGGTGGTAGTTCGTCCTCTGGTGGCGTAAATGGCGCAGCAGGAGGTAGTGGAACGGCTACTGGTGGCGGTGGAGGTGCTGGAGTTTATGGCGACCAACCAGGATTCCCTGGAGGAAGTGGAACAAGTGGTGCTGGTGGAGCAGGTTTTGCAGGACGAATAATACTTTACACAGCATAATTAAAACAAATGGGGGCAAAATGAAAGAGATAACATTTACTAATGTGCTTGGGTTGGATTTTTTTCCACCCAAGCCAGCAGTAAAAGAAGTACCAGACTGGTATAGAAATACACCAGAGTATATTGGTGAACAAGGTAAAAAAATTACTGAATCAGGAAATACTGCTCATACAATTAAGAAATGCATACCTGTATTTGATGCTATAACTGCTGGGTATATTTTTTATACTCAAGTAGATGTACAAATATCACAGGCAGATGATTTACCTTATTACACTTGGTCAGACCAAGGTGCTATTTCTTTTCATCCAATAGAACAAGCCCCATTACATCCAGCACGAAATGAAGCACCATATCCTAAATGGAATAATCCTTATGCGATTACTACCCCACCTGGATATTCAGTCTTATTTACAGCACCAATGCACAGAGAATCTGTATTCACTATCCTTGATGGCATAGTAGATACCGACCAATATAAAGCCCCAGTTAATTTTCCATTTGTATTAAACGATACTAAATGGGAAGGCATAATCCCAGCAGGAACTCCAATGGCTCAGGTAATACCATTTAAACGAGAGTCTTGGGAACACAAAATAGGCTCTGATAAAGAGCGTATAGAACAAGATAAAATAACTAAAAAATTAAAGACCTTGTTCTTTAATTCTTACAAACGACAATTCTGGTCACGAAAGGAATATAGATAATGGCAAACTTTGCTGTAATCAAAGACGGAATCATTGAGAATTGCATAGTAGCAGATTCTTTAGCGATTGCTGAAGAAGTAACAGAGGCTACTTGCATTGAGTACACAGTACCTTCAATCGGTGGAACCTATGTTGATGGTAAATTTATCGCTCCAGTAGGAGAGTAAGGAACAAAATGGCAGATACATCAATAACCCTATTCAGAGGTGCAGCAGCAACTTCTAGCACAACTCTATACACATCTCCAGCGAGTGTAGCCGTAGCCGTAACTAACATTGCTATTACAAATACAACCACTGGTACTGTAACTGCAACAGTTAACTTAGCCACCATAGCATTAGTAAGTGGTATGTCAGTTCCAGCAAACTCTACACAGTTTATTGACCTAGAGCAGATTGTTTACAATGCTGAAACCATTACTGGTACTGCATCTACAACTGCAGTTAACTTCCACATTGCAGGTTACGAGGTTTACTAATGAGTATTTCATTAGTTCCTAGTACACCTCACGAGGGTTTGACTTTACTGTCTACAACTACCTTATCTGGTGCATCAGTAACACTTTCATCAATTCCACAAACTTATAGAGATTTAAAAATAGTAATTAGAAACATTAAACCTGCTACCGATGATGCTGAATTTGTAGCAAGATTTAACGGAGATTCTGGAGCAAGATATAACACTTTATCAAGTCCAGCAACAAGTAACACTTATACTGCAACTCAATTATATATTGCTGAAAAAAATGATAACAGCGTTGCAACTGGTCTAACTATGTGGAATATTTATGACTATACAAACACTACAACTTGGAAATATGCAAAAAGTACATCAATTACAGTTAATGGTACTACAACTACCAGTTTTAATTATGTTTTTTATTCTAATTTTTACAATCAAATTGATGCCATTTCAAGTATTTATGTAGCCCCAAGTACAGGCAATTTTACATCAGGCACACTATTACTTTACGGAGTTAATTAATGACTAATCCAATGATTCGTATACACGATATATCAACACATACAATTACAGACCGTGAGATGACTGCCGAAGAGTTTGCTCAATATGAAGCAGACCAAGCAGCCTCAGCAGCACGAGTTGTAGCCGAAGCAGAAGCCAAGGCAGCAGAAGAAGCAGCAAAGCAACAGGCATTTAATGATGCCGTAGCAGCAGCAGTTGCTGCAGCATTGGCTGCACAACAGACACCAGTAGTAGAGGAATAACTCAGAAGTGTTACCCAATGTCCCCTGGGTAGAACTACACCCGAACATGTGTTTAAACTGTTCATTAATTTAAGGAAATAAATTGCCAGAACTTAATGCTAACATCCCACCAATAGAGTGCTATGTGCGGGGCAACTTCCTACGCAATCAAAAAGATAGCCATGATAAGTACTTTCCTTGCGTAGTCTTTGGTGTTTCTACTATTAAAAGTAGAAGTCCACTCTTTCATCTTATGATGGAGGATGGTGGGTTATGGTGGCGTATGCCTATTAATGCCTTCTGTGCAGAGCCTAATACTCCAGAGGCTGACCTACATAACCTAGTACTATGGAATTCTTTTAGTAGCCACATAGCAGTAACTAAGTTTGAAAATCTTACTAACTTAAAAATGTCCTACATTGATAGGACAAAGACAATGCACAAGGGTACATATCTTTTTACACTTGATTGGCATAATCCTGATACCAACATACTAGATGATGGCTACTCAGAGAGTCCATCAGAGCACAAGTGTGGTCATGTTATCCAAAGAGATGATGGCAACTTTGCTATCCAACCTAATAATAGAGTTCGTATTTACGAACCATCCTTTACTTTAAAGAAAGATTTTGTTATTGATAGGGTTATCAACGAAAGAAAATGGGATGTTGAGAACCAAGATAAATGGAAGTTAGAAGATTCTAATAGGTTTAATTACGATATTACATAGGGAGATAGATGGCTAATAGTAGACCACCTGATATATCTGAACGCGTATACATTGACCTCTCAGGTCGTATTGCAACTTACTTTGACCCAACTACTTATAAATTTGATGTTGCTGTAGGTGGTATGCCTTTCATCTATGCTATTACAGATGACACTCCATACCGTAGACAAACTGCAGAGTTTAGAACAGCCCGTGTAGACCAACTTCGTGACCCAGGTGAGCAATCATTATCAGGTTCGGGTTATTGGATTCGTTCTCAATCATCATTTCATTTAGGTGAAGGTGCCATTTACCAAGAGCCTATTGTTGGCTCACTTAATGAGGCTCGCTTTCGTTACTCTAGTTCAGTAGGTATTAACCCATGGACTCCAGGACAAATATCTTTATTAAAAAGAACCTCTTTACAAGAGGCTGCAACTGGTGACAGTCGTGTATTTAGCACATCAATTAGTGGAGTAGAGTATTTAATATTAGTTAACTATGCCTCTGCGGAAACTAAGCGTGTAGTAAGGATTCAAGTAAGTAACCTTAGTGAAAGCACTATTCTAAATAATACCGATATTACTGAGGATATTATTGCTGTTGCTATGGGTGGTAATGACCTAATGATAGTTACTCCTACCAAAATTTTCCGTTATTCTTTTGATGCTAGTAGCCCTGCTATCCATCAAGATTATGCAATTAACTCAGCCGATGCTGTGTCTGGCACTATTGCATTTGTTAAAAATCGTTTTATATTTGCATACCACGATACTGCTAAAAATACATTTGTATACTCAGTACCACGCAATACTAGTACTTCAGTTAACTTAAGTACTTTAACTGCAATTAATGGTAGTAGTTCAATACCCCTTGGATACACCTTCCGAGCCATTGCTGAGGCGGGTGCTGCTATTTATGTTGGCGGATTTTCAGGTGAGCAGGGCAATGTCTATAAAATTACAGTAGCCAATGATGGTACTTTAAATACTATGACCAGTGTAGTTACACTACCTGGTGGCGAAACCGTTACTGGTTTATTTGGATACCTTGGAACATATATTATTATTGGTACTAGTGCAGGAGTAAGAGTTGCAATAGCCAATGATACTGGTGACTTATCCTACGGACCACTTGTATTTGAATCATCAAAAGGTATTTTTAAGATGAGTGCTTATAGCAAATTTATCTATGTTGGTGTTGACTCAGGCGTAGGTGGTAACTCTGGTATCTACCGAATAGATTTATCACAACCACTAGAGGGTGGTACCTACCCTTACGCCACTGATGTATATGCTGATTCAGTAACAGGTAAAGTAGAAGGCGTTGCTGTTATGGCTGGTGGTCGTCTAGCCTTCTGTGTAAATGGTGATGGTTTATTTATAGAACATGCTACAGAATTATTAGAATCAGGTGAGTTAACTACAGGTATTATCCGTTATGAAACCCTTGAAAACAAAGCATGGAAGCGCCTTAAGATACGCACTGAATCTGCATTAGAAGGTGATATAGATATTTTTCGTGTAGAAAATGGTGTTGCAGAATCTTTTAGAACAGTTGAGGAAGGAAGTTCCACGGATTATGACTACGACTTATCCTCGGTTTTTGGCGATGTTAATGTTGAAGCGCAGTTTAAATTCCGCCTCTATCGCAACGCGACCACGGCAACATTGGGTGCAACAATGTCTGGTTACTCCGTTAAGGCTTTGCCTACTCCTACTCGCGCTCGCGTTATTCAGTTTCCTCTCTTTTGTTTTGATTCTGAGCGTGACCGTCTTAAAAATATTATGGGATTTGAAGGATACGCCCTTGCTCGCCTTCAAGCGTTGGAACAAAAAGAAGCACAAGGTGAAACTATAATTATCCAAGACTTTACAGCAGGTGGTGAACCCATTGAGGCTGTTATTGAACAAGTAACATTTACTAGAACAACACCACCAAACGGTAACTACACTGGTTGGGGTGGCATCATACAAATCACGGCAAGAACTGTCGTATAACTTAAGGAACCATAATGACCCCTGCTGATTGGGCTGCTTTTGCAGTAGCCTTAACTACTCTCATTGGAACACTAGCGATAACAGTAAGACACTTAGTTAAATACTATTTGTCCGAACTTCGCCCAAATGGAGGCACAAGTCTGCGTGATTCCGTTGACCGACTAGAACGACAGGTTGAAGAAATAATGAGGTTATTAATACAAAGATGAGTTTAATAAAAATAGCAAAAGCAGAGATAGGCTATACCGAAGAAGGTAAGTCTAATGATAATAAGTACGGTAAATGGTATGGACTTAACAATAATCCTTGGTGCGCTATGTTTGTATCGTGGTGCTTTGACCAAGTAGGTGAGGTTAAGAAAGTAGCAGCACAGAACGCAAAGGGATTTGCTTCTTGTGCAGCAGGACTTAAATGGTTTGCTAGTAAAAACAAGTTAATACCTGTAGGTCAAGCCCAAGAAGGTGATATAGTATTTTTCCAATTTGATGCTGACTCAGAACCAGACCATGTTGGGATAGTTAAATGGAACAACACTACGCTGAAATATCTACAAGTAATTGAGGGTAATACCTCAAGTGGTAAAGCAGGTAGTCAATCAAATGGAGATGGTGTGTATCTTAGGAAACGCTCCTACTCCCTCGTAATGGGCGTTGCACGCCCTTAAAGGATGGATATGAAAAACCTAATCGCTAAGTTAAAAGACCCAAAGACTAAGGCTGCATTTAAGTCTTACCTACGGGCTGTACTAGCATCAGCAATTACTATGGGACTAGCCCTTGTTGCTGACCTAGCACCTGAGCAGGCTATCCTTATCGGCGCTCTAGCAGGACCATTGGCTAAGTGGGCAGATAAGACTGAAAAAGAATACGGCTTAGGCGCTGAGTAAAATTTAATACTGTTTAAACAAAAGACCCCCGCAGTCAAGAGAAATCTTGATTAGCGGGGGCTTTTTGTTTTTCCCTAGCAGGTAAGTTGTTACACCAAGGGTTCCCCGCCTTAATGCAACCCCATTACACTAGCACTTGTTTACATCAATAGGTGTAGGTGCAGTTAATATTGCACCACACAATGCACACTCTGCTTCTGTAAACCAAAGTATAATTTCACCATCTTCAAAGATACATACTGTCTTAAGTAACTGCGAACCACAAGGACAAACATGGGTTGGTATGCCACTATAGTCACACCTTAGAAAGCGTTGCCTCCGTTTCCACTTCAGCAACCACATACACTTAACCCGTTCTGCACGAACAGGAGTATAGTCCTAGCATAAAATTTTTTAATTACAATAGTGTAATTTGTAGAGCGTGTCGCAGGATAGAGGAGTGAGGTGCATGTAGACTTTGCTATTGATATGACACTTGAAGAAAAAACAGGTAAGCCCTACATCAGCCATAGTGCCATGAGTTCATGGCTTAATTGTGGTTGGGCGTACTATCTTACCAGAATACAGAAAGTCGCTGAAAACCCCTCTCACTGGCTTGTGGGGGGCAAATCTTTACATGAGGCAACAGAAATATATGACTCAATTTCAACCTTAGAAAACGAATTTAATCCTACCGCAGTATTTACTCAACGATGGGAAGAGAACTACCGTCTTGCTGACAATGGTATGCCGTTCCGTACTGGTGGCAGGGCTACTAGAGAGTATCCAAATAAAGAGGATGCAAACTGGTGGTTGGAAAATGGTCCCAAGATGGTAGATTTTTGGATTCAGTTTCGTCAAGATAGTGGGTATCAGCCATACCAATTATCAGGTGGAGAGTTTGCCATTGAAACTGAACTCAATGTAGAAATTGGTGGCATACTAATGAAGGGATTTTTAGACAGACTTATGGTTTCACCAGCAGGTGAACTCGTAGTTGTGGATATTAAAACCTCCAAACAAGCACCAATTACTTACACACAATTAGGTACCTACGCAATTATGTGTGAGAAAGCAATAGGTGTGCGACCTGTTAAAGGCGCATACTTTATGGCTCGTAGTGGTGAACTAACTCATCCAGTAGAGTTGTCGCACTACACTGAAAAGCGTTTAGCCTCACAAGTTAAAGGCTTTAAGACGGCAGTTGATAACAATATATTTATACCACAGCCAGGCTTTATGTGTGGTACATGTTCTGTTAATCATGCTTGCTATGCAGTACAAGGTAAAGAATCACACAAATATCCCGAACTAGGAGAAACAAATGAGTGATAGCACACCAATACAAATCAACTTCAAAACTAAAAAAGATGGCATGTTAATTAACCTTCGTGCAAACGATGGTGCCGAACTTGATTTACTAATGACACAAGTTAGCGAGCGCCTTGCAGCGTTAGTTGATTTAGAAAAAACAGTTGAGGGTATGGCAGTAGTTAAAAATGCTTTCCCTAATGCACAAGTAATTAGTTCAACACCCAATACACCAACATCAGCAGCACCAACTGGTGCGCCAGTATGTGATGGTGGCGCATGTAGTGGAGCACCAATGCGCTTTGTACCAGCAGGTATTGCTAAGGCAACTGGTCGCCCTTACAAGGCGTTCTATGCTTGTCCACTTCCACAAGGTCAGGCTTGTAACAAAAAAGTACCAGCATAAAAAATGCGCCTTCTTTCACGGGCAATCAGAACTGCATCACAGGGTGGTGCCACACTTCCAACAGTATGGCACTCACTCTTGGCGCAGCAGATAACATTTAGAAGGGGTGAAGTAAGTATGATTGCTGGTCCACCAGGGGCTGGTAAATCTACTTTTGCTTTATCACTTGCGGTGCATGTGCAGGTACCAACACTTTACATATCTGCAGATACACACTCCCATACAATGAGTCTGCGCTTGCTTGCAATGTTAACTAACAGAACACAAGCAGAGGTTGAACCGATGATGGAGCAAGATAGGGAGTGGGCAGCCCAAATGCTTAAACCAGCAGACCATATTATGTGGGAGTTTGATTCTGCACCAACACTTAAAGATATAGAAGATGCAATACTTGCTGCCCGTGAACGATTGGGTAAAGATGTTGAACTTATTATCTTAGACAATGCAGTTGATGTTACTCTTGAAAGTCAAGATGAGTGGGGTGGTTTACGCACCCTCATGCGTGAACTTAAGTGGTGGGCACGCGATAGTGGTGCTGCTGTAGTTGTATGTCATCATACTAGCGAAGGTGTTACAGGTAATCCTTGTCCTCCACGCTCGTCATTGCATGGCAAAATTGCACAGACACCATCATTAATACTTACGGTATACGGTCAAGTAGCAACGATTGGCGTGTGTGCTGTTAAGAATAGATATGGACCAGCAGATGCCAATGGTGGTTCACCAGTTTGGCTTATCTATGAACCAGCAAGTATGCAGATAAAGGATGCGGTGATTCAATGACATGGGAACTTAAGTTAGTAGAAAACATAGGTGACTTAACTGGCACCTACGATAGTGAGAGCGTAGTTGTACCTACCAAAACACTGATTGAAGATATGGAAAAGCAGTTGAAGTTTTTACCTAAGAATTTTACTTGGACAGTGGGATGGAGAACTTATGTTTGGCAAGAAACGGAAACAAAAGAATTTAAAGAACTTACACAAAAAGAACATGAAGAACTTTACAGAGGAGCAACTCTTACTTTCCCCGCAGATGGTGGAGAAAGCGATACAGAACTCGGACCTACCACCACCGATGAAGGAAGCATTACTTAATGAACTCCCTGAGTTTGTGGAACATATTGATGAAGCGACACAAAGAATCTTCAACCCTTCCTCCGTCTGGCTTGAGTCAATCCAGTTTGCTGACTATGTGGGTCAACTTGCACTTCATCTCAGGGAGGAACATGGAGGAGATTGCAGAGAAGAAATCGCAGACCGACTTGGATTAATGAGTGAATCGTTCAAGGACTTAGCCGAGAACGCAATGAAAGTAATAGACCAATCACAGAAAGCATTTAAAACAAATGGCACACACTAATAAAGAAACGCTATCCATAGTATGGTGTGATAATGGCACCACAGATGGCAAGTTTACAGAAGGTTTAGTTTATTCAATAATAACTGCAAGTGGTAATGGAGTTCCAATTAACAATGCTATCCGTGTACAGGGTAATCAGATAGCAAGACAACGCCAAGCAGCGATTGAGATGTGGGCAAAGGTTGGAACTGATTGGGCACTATGGGTTGATTCAGATATTGTATTAACTAAAGAACATTTAAAAACTTTATGGGATACTGCGGATAAGATTGCTCGCCCCATAGTATGTGGTGTTTATTTTATATCCAAGGAAATGGAAAATTCTTTGATGAAACCTTTTCCTTGTGTCTTTAATGAAACTGGCAACGAGTATGAGATTCAATATTTACACCCACTACCTTTAAACCAAATTGTTAAGATTGACAATGCTGGCATGGGATTAGTTCTTATGCACAAAAGTGTACTTACTAAACTAAATGAAAAATTCCCTGACAATTTTTTGTTTGGGGAGAATAATGAAAAGGGAGAGAAATTTATTGGTGAAGATATTTCTTTCTTTAGGAAAGTAAAAGCAGCAGGCATACCAGTTCATGTACATACTGGAGTTACTGCTCAACACATAAAACGATTCTCAGTTGACATTGCATACTACAATCTTTATTGGGCAGCATACGAAGCAGCAGAACGGAGAGAGCATGAGTCAACAAAAGAGCAACAAGCGTAGAGGTGCTAACTTTGAAATAGAGTTAGTTGATTGGCTAATGACTCAGGGTCTAAACGCCCAGCGATTGCCTCGTGCAGGGCGCAATGATGTTGGTGATGCCTTCGTGCCTGGGGTCAATGGCTCTTATGTTATAGAAGCCAAGGCTCCAAGGCGTGATGGGCGCATTGACTTATCAGGTTGGTTGCGTGAAGCACAAATAGAAGCAGAAAACTATAAAGAACAAAAGAAACTTGCTCTTACGCCAACACCATTGGTGATTATCAAAGCAAGTAACAAAGGAATAGGCGATGCTTATGTTGTTCAAAGGCTCAGTGATGTCCTCCCGAACTTCTAAGCATGACCTCGTAAAAGTACTAGAACATTACGGGTTCACTATTCCAAGTAACCGTGGTGGTTGGATGTCACTTCGCTGTGTATTCCATAACGACCATGTGAAGTCTGCTCGTTTAAACATTGATGGCGGTGGCTATAGATGTTTTGCTTGTGACATGGCTGGAGATGTTTATTCAATTATTATGAAACGAGAAGGAGTTGATTATGGCAAGGCTCTCAAAATCGCAGAGGGAATTACTGGCGAAAGCAACACAGAGTTACGAAGCAAACCTCAACGAGGCTCTACCATATCTAAAGAGTCGCGGTATAACAGAGGAAACGGCTCGTATATTCCGACTCGGATTCGTGGCGACTCCTGAAACAGGGCATGAGTTATACCTAGGTAAGTTATCTATTCCATACATAACACCATCAGGTGTAGTTGATATTCGTTTTCGTAGTTTAAGTAATGATAATGGACCAAAATATCTTTCACGCCCTGGTGCTACTACCCACATATACAACATAACTGCATTAAATCAAGACAGTGGTATGTTAGTTGTGTGTGAAGGTGAGATTGATACCATCATCGCCTCACAGGTTGGCTTTACTGCGGTTGGTTTGCCTGGGGCAAACAACTGGAAGCACTACTACTCCCGTGTGCTTGATGGCTGGGATAAAATAATGTTGTTTTGTGATGGCGATAATGCTGGTAGGGAAATGGCAAAGAATATCAGCAGGGAATTAGATAATGTTTTTCCTGTGTTTATGCCCGATAACCAAGATGTTAATGATGTATTCTTAACAGAGGGCGCGGATGGTTTACGCAGGCGTGTGGGTATTACACCTTGACAAAAAACTCAGCGTTTGATTTAGACTTTGGATACGGAAGAAAAGGAGAAAAACTTGTTGAAGAATTACTCACCGAAGGTAGAACTGTGGAAGTCAAGAGAGATAGAAAGTGGTACAAAACAAACAATCTATACATTGAAACTTCCTGCTATTTTAAAAAGACCGAAGCATGGGCAGATTCAGGGCTTTCAGTTACGGAGGCTTCCTATTGGGCTTTCGTTCTACAGGTATCAGTCATCTTGGTACCTACACCTGTACTTAGGTATGCCGTAGACAAATTTGGTAGGGATATAACCTGCGAGATACCACCTAACTTAAGTAAAGGTTACTTGATAACAGTAGATGATTTAATGACTGCAACAAGAGAGCACAAGGATAAGCCAACAGATGGATGAACAAGATAAAGTTTGGGAAAACATTTATAGTATAGCCCGTCAAGTGGCGAGCCGTGCTAATAGAATCCATCGTGGGCTTGTAAGTACTGATGATTTATACCAGCACATGTCCTTGTGGGCGTTAGAACACTGGCACAAGATTGAACAATGGCAGGGTGAAGAAAGTTTAAAGTATAAATTGCGTAAGACTTTCTACAATGAAGCGCAAAAATATGTAGCCAAAGAGAGAGCGCAACACTCACGCGCTCCAATGTCGGATACTTTTTATTATACCCATGTAGTATTACATGAGTTACTTCGTGATGTGTGGGAGTATGCTGGCTGGACTAGTGCACCTGATACTAGAACAGAGTTTACTTCACACTCTAGTAAACCTTCCGAAGGTGGTAATAGATTGGCGTTACTATCAGATGTATCAGCAGCGGTAAATCGTTTAAACAAAAATGATAAAGACTTGCTCCGTCTGCGTTATTCAGAGGGTGGTATGGAGTTTGCCGCGCTTGCTGAAAGTTATGAAACCACCGAAGAAGCCATGCGTAAGCGTGTTAAGCGTGCCTTAGATAAGTTACAAGATAGGCTAGGTGGTGAAGCACCAATATGGCGTGGGCGTAGGCGTATTCGTAGCAATGCACAAGCACAAGCAGAGATAAGAAACCAAGAAGAGAGTGGGGACTAAAATGGAATCTATTTTATGGCAGTTGCAAATGCTTTTACTTGACCTAGAGTTCTATAAACTAGTGTTAGAAATATATGAAAGGCTAGGACAATAATGAGTGAAGTAATAATTATTGCCTTGTTAACAGTAAATACTGTGGCAATTATATTCTTTGTTTATAGTTATGGCATAGCAAAAAATTGGTGGGGTGATTAGTGATAATTGGTTTGAGTGGATACGCACGCAGTGGTAAAGATACTGTCGCAGAATTGTTGTGTCTTAATTACGGATACAAAAGAGTTTCATTTGCAGACCCTATGCGCCAAGCGTTATATGTCTTAAGTCCTAAACTAGATAATGTTACTCGCTTATCAGAATATGTGGATGAGTATGGTTGGGATGTAGCCAAGCAGAACCAAGAGGTTCGTAGATTACTTCAGGTATTTGGCACAGAGGTTGGTCGCAAAATGTTTGGTTTAGATTTTTGGATTGACATAGCATTAAAGAATTTAGATGGCAGTAGCAAGGTCGTAGTTAGTGATGTTAGATTTCCTAATGAGGCTGAAACAATAAAGAAACTTGGCGGTTCTATATGGCGCATCAACAGACATAATCTTAACGCAGTCAATGGTCACCCATCAGAACATGCAATGGATAGTTATATGGTTAGCCATGTTATTTACAATGACGGAACTCTTGATGACTTAAGTGATGAAGTATTTATGTTGGCTAAAGAGTTAGACTTGGACAAATAAGAAAACCCAACAAGACAGGAGAGTATTGCTGGGCTTTCAAGTAGAACTATATCACACTTTTTAACTCAGCCACCTGTATTTTCATTAAGCGCCTTAATTTTTTTCTCCTGTTTGGTGTAGTGCCACCCCATATTCCGTATCTTTCATGTGCTAAACCCCACTCCAAACAAGCCGTAATTGCTGGGCAATTATCACACATCTTGTTAATCATTTTCTCTTCTGCGTATGTGAAAGTATCTTGTGTTGGAAAGAATACACTGGTATCTATGCCAATACATCTAGCATTTTCAAATAAATTAGAGTTGTATCTTAAGACATAACGAGTTACTGGTTCACCTACTTGATTTAACATTTGTTTTTCTTCTTGTATTCTGTGGTGTTTTGGCTTCATGTCTTAATACCAATTCTTTGCTAGATGGTGGGCGTATGCTTTGCATATACCCTTCTTGCCATATTTTCTTTCAATATAAGCAAGTCCAGCATCAACTTGTCTATACCCATTGAGTGTAGGTTTCGTATCTATATTTACCCAAGTAGCAGGCATGAGTTGTGCTATGCCTAACGCACCGCTTGATTTGTTGCGTGCCTTTGGTCGCCAGTTACTCTCCTTTGTCCATAATTCAAAGAGGCAAGGGTATTGTTCAAGCATATCCATTTGAATTAATTTATCTACCGCATACCTTTGATAGTCATTGTTGTAGTATGCAATTACTTTGCCTTTAGGTTGGTGATTTATGTTTACGATTGGCGTATTAATAATTAATAACACACCTAAAATTACTGCTGACACTATCCATAATCTAGCGTGCGGGTGTATCTGTCTTAAGACATTAAACATTTTAATCCTCATCTTCCGACATGCGGTCAGGTGTGCCACTATCATCAGGTGTGCAGTCGCACTCTACTGCATCACATTGACTACATGCGTATAGAGAGCGTGCCACACTATCCCCGTCTAGGTATTGAGGGTCAGCCATTTGCTTCAACCTCATTTTTTTTCAGGTCGTTAATGGTTGGCTCGTTTAATTCTTTATACATAGAGGCAAGTAAAGCATTAGAAAACTCGTTAACTCTATTGTAATACCAAAACATGAACTCTTGATTATTACTCATTTGTTGTCCTCCTTTCCTGTCTTAAGTCGGATTAAATTGTTTGCACTTTCTACAAGTGAACTCCAACTAAACTCAACCCACCCACAGTCTACACACTCATCTAACATGTTAACTTTCCAGCCACATTTAGGGCATACCTTTAACATTATATTTCTCCTGTCTTAAGTAATAACATTGGTTTATGGCAGTTTAATTTAGGGCATCTAACTATGTATTTTTCCCACGATTGCTGATAGATAAATTGTTTTCTAACAGTATCACAGTAACGACATGTAAATTCAAGGTCAGGCATTGGCTTTCTCCTGTCTTAAGTTCCAGTTATCCATCTGTTCACTAACATGCTCGCTCAGTTCTTCTTCCATGCCTGTGAATTTACCATCACCAGCATAGCCATACTCATAACTCATGGTTTCTGAGTTGAATATACTTCCGTTCGGGAATAGTGCTTCTTCCCCGTCTATATCTATATCCCACTCTTTAGTTTCTTCATCAAACACTATAACAAAATGATAACGCCTTGTCATTGTAGTTCTCCTGTCTTAAGTAAGGATTACCTTTTAAGTAATCGTTGAGTGATAATCTCACGAGTGTTATCGTAAGAGTTAGAGGCTCGCCCGTCAATACCTTCTGTCCACACAATAAGGCGATGGTCATAACGGATAGTGCTACCTGCTCCGTATAAATCCATCAACAGCGATGCTCCTTCCGTATCTTTACATGATGCCACATACCCACCCGTTGGGTCGTAGACTTTGTATATTGGTGATGCTCCCATTTATTTTGTTTCCTTTTCTTTATAAGTAAGTTCATCTAAGTATGATGCCAAACTATTGCCATTGTTTGCTTCTTCGTCCCACTCAAGTGCCCATTGTGGTGATTTAAGACTGTTTAACAACTGGGTTTCATTGTTTCTCCAATACAATTCATACCCGTTAAACTCGTCCCAAAACAACAAGACTTTATATTCTTCTTTATCATAATTGAAAGTAATATATCTCTTCCAACTTGTTTCTTCGTGATGTTTGCTTATTACTTTTATTTCTTGTGTCGCGTTCATTACATTTCTCCTGTCTTAAGTAATAATCTACGGACTATCCGTAAATTACTTTGCCGAGAACAGCCACCTGCATTACTGCATCAGCGCAGATACTGTCGTAATTGTCAAAGTTAAACAAGTCCATATAGACCTGCTCGTTAGCGATAGGTAAAGCCTTGGCTAAATCTTCTATGCCAATTATCTTTTCTACTCGCTTATCATTTTCATCAAGGGCTACAACTTTAACTCTGCCTACTGTTTCCCAGTCGGCATCATCTAAGTATTCAGCCTCAATAAAATGGTCGCCAAAAGAGAAAGGGCTTGCACCAAAAACTGTGCTCCACAATTTCTTATCGTCAACCTGTATTGTTATTGTTGCCATTGTATTTCTCCTGTCTGTTGGTGTTGGTAAAACATTATCATTGGCAGTTACCTGCTGTCAACTATCTTTGATGTGATGTTTGCCTCATGTCTTAAGTCATATCCGTGCCCACATTGTGAGATTAATACAAGGCAATCACCGCAATAAACTTCTTGTTTGTTGCTCATTGCTGTTCCTGTCTTGGGCAATCGTCATAAGGAAAATACTCTTGCTCCTCACACATGCACCAATTAAATTTTTCTACTTGTGTAGCGTGGGTAAGTAGTGCCAACTCACCCCAACTTATAGACATCTCACTCATTATTATCCTCCTGTCTTAATACATTATTTGTATAGTAGGTCAAGGCAAAATTGAGATAAGTTTTCAAACTCAACTTTGCATTGGTCGGGTGTAGTCATGTCATTTAGTAGCCATATAATAGCCAGCAGTAGAGCGGTCAGTAGCCCCGCTCTAACTCTGCGCCCTCGCTTTGTTAGGTTCATGTCTTAAGCCATAACTAACGAAGGCTTGATTTTGGTAGGCGTTGGGGTGTTTAATGCCCAGTAAGCCCAGCCAATTTTTGGGGTAAAGATATAGGCATACTCAGCACATGAACCACGAGCATATTCTAAATACTCACCAGCATAGATAAATTCTTTTGCTTCAGTATCAACCGAACCCCTGTCCCTGCCATAGGCAAGACACCAGTTTTCATTATGGTTTTTGTAATCGTTAAAGTCTTGCTTCTCTCCCAGTTCCTGTCTTAATACAGATAAGTCCCCAAGATTTAATAAAGCCTCAACTTTATCGGTGGTTTGGTAATAGTTTGCCAGCGTTTGACCTACCCCTTCAGGGTAGCCGTCATAGTGGCAGTAGATAGCCCTAATCTTGCTATCTTCCTGCTGTATTCCAATCATGCTACGAGTTGACATGTTTTGCCATTTCCTCACAACAAGGCTTGTATTCAGAAAGCACCCAATCTAAGGCTTCAACCCAGCCTGCTAATATATCTTCTGTGCCGTCTGTGGTATTAGAGTTGCGTTTGATTTCCTCTAATTCATCTTTAACTTCTTTACTTGTTCTCATATTATGCCTCCTGTCTTAAGACTTGATTTAATAAAACCATAATGTTTGTTTTAGTGCTCATTGTAGTTGCATATCTTCCATTTTTAAATAGATGATACTCACCCCCACTATGACGCGCTTCCCATACATTACCCTCTTCATCTGAACCACACGCTACGTTGTAGCCTGCGTCTGTATAACTTGCTACCATTTTTATTCTCCTGTCTTAATTCACAAGGTAGGTATCTCCTGCCTTGCTAGTGCCCCAATGGTGTCGCGAACACCTGCCACCTGTCAATGGTTTGGGGCTGTGAATTACCTCTCATTACTTAAGACAGATTACTCCTCAGTAACTTTTGTAATTGTTAAGGCTTGTCCGTTTGCTTTTAAGAACTCGGCAACCTCTGCAATTTTCTGAAGGCTGTCGGTATAATTTAGCCCGCAGAAATTGCCTCGCTTGCTGTAAATTTCGTAGACAATTTTCATGCGCTCACCTCCTCAATTAATACCGCTCCATATTGCAAAGCGGTATTGTTGAGCATTCTCTTGGCTTTGTTTATTGCCACCAAACTATCTTTGGCATCAATAGTGAAACGCTCCGATACTGAGCAGTTTCTAAAAATAACGCGGTATTTATTCATTAGATAGCCTCCGCTTCTGTCTTAAGTCCTAACCTGTTTTCTTCTGTGCAATTTGAGCAGAACTTTAGCCCTGCGTTTTCATCTTCTACCAATAAATAATCTTCCATTTCATTGGCGCAACCATCGCAATTTTCTACCTCAATTTCCTCAGCATCTTCAACAATAATGCTTAGGTCATGTCTTAAGGCATCAAATAATTCATCGGCTGTCATTGGTTCATCGGCTCGGTATACATAATCAAAGCCTTCAAAACTTGGCTCGTGAATAATTTGTATCTTGTATTCGTATTTTGTGGTCATTGCTTTCTCCTGTCTTAATTCAGAACTAGAAACTTTCTAATTCTGTTTCTTCTGTGTCCGATTTTCCTCTTATGGCTGGCAGTTGTCAACTGTTTAACCATGTGAGTTGGCTCACATTGTGCCCCGCTAGGTCGTGAACCTGCGCCTCCAATTAAGGGGCGGGGCTTTCTGTCTTAAGACTTAATTTGTTCAGGATTAAAATAGTCAGAAAGTTTTGGAACTGTTGCCATGTATTGGCTTGCTTCCTCCTTCTCTATTTCAATCCTTAACTCTGCTCCTTCTTTTGTTTTATAGGTAAAAACTTTACTGTAATTAAAACTTGGATTTGAAATAATCGCCTCCCAGTTTCCTTCATTGTTTTGCTTTACTTTGTATTGCATTTTTTGCCTCCTGTCTTAAGTCAGAGGGGCGGGCTTTCCGCCCCCCTGTTTTTTTATGTCTTAAGCCTCTGTGAATTCCACCTTGCAAGGCTTGCAACTAACACCGCTTTCAAGCACACTACGACTTAAGCGGATTACATTTCCACAATCCCCGCACTCTGCTTTGATTAAGTTGGTGTTTCTGCCCTTTGGCTTCTGTGCGCCCTCTCCTGTTGCAGTTAATGCAAGGGCATCTGTAAGGATTTTAAGAGCCTTTGACCACCTCTTAGCACCAAATTCTGTTAAGCCTGTGGTGATAACGCTACCTTTTTTGTCCTTATCTGTCTTAAGTCCTAATGCCTCCGCCTGTGTTTTAAACTTTGCATTGTGGTATTGATTAGCGGAGCAGTCTTTGATGTTATTTTTGAAATTCAAAGAGTGTGCCACTTCATGCAATAGTGTTGAAAGTAATTGCTCACTAGTTGCAAAGTGTTCTAAGTTGAAGGCAATTTCATTAAAAGACTGACCTTCACTAGTTGACCATGGTGTGAAGGGTGTGAAATGTCCTTTGCGCCCTTTTAAATTTCTAGTAACTAGAATAGTTACCGATGGCGCACCTGTTTCTTCTTTGATGATTTGATGCGCTTTCTCTAATGCCATTGTCAAAGTAGAAAGGTTCTCTACCTTCACAATTTGGTTAACTTTCTTTGCTTGTTTCATTTGGTTTCTCCTGTCGTGTCTTAAGTCAATCTGACTTAATAAACAGAGGGTAATTCATACGGTTATCAGTTGTCAACTACATTTGGCACATTTCTTTGATTATAACGAAAGTGTTATAAATGCCCCTGTGCCTGTGCTTATCTCACATAATGAGATGCCATTAAAGCAAAGTAAAGCGGGGGGGGAAGGCGGATTATATGACCGCTTTATTCTAGTAAGAGCATGCAACTCCTCCAGCATTGCATCACAATCCTCTTTGCTTTGCTCTGCCTTGCTTTGCCTTGTTGCAAATAGATGTGCGAGGTGCATGGTCTGCACCCCAGGGTTATTAAATGCGCTGCGTGTATGTGTATGTGTATCCACTTACATAACTTTGCTAGTCCTCGCCCCCCTCATTGTGGCTCTGACCTGCGGTTATGCTTGATTTACTATAGTGTGGCGTAAATCACATGGACAGAAGTGTCCGCTAAGGACCTTCTGGACACCTATAGTATAAGTGAGAGGCGAAATTATCGGAGCCTCCGCAAGTTAACTACGACCCCCAAGGGTCGTCACCTAGTATTAGCCCTAACCTACGGGCTTCGTTTGAACTTCGCCCTTCGGTTATATCTTTAGCCCAAGGCTCCCTACAGTCCGCCTTGGAGAACCTATGGAAAGAAAACGCATAACCTCCGCCTCGCATAAAAGCGATGCCATAAAAAGGCAAATTATAGATTTCCTTATGCAGGGCTACTCAGTGCAGAAGGCTATGGATGCAGTAGGTCGCTCAGTCAAGACTTATGAGTACTACCGAAAGGTAGACTCTGAATTTTCTATTGCTGTAGACAAAGTTCGCTCTATGACAGCAAGAGGTGAGATAGGCAATGCAAGAGGGGAAGTACCACCCTTCCCCCAGTTCTCCGAAAAATATCTCGGAACCAGAGTTTTTAAACATCAACAACATTGGATAGATTTATTAGAAGATAGACAGCCTACGGATGTCCATGACTCTATAACCTACGAACAAGGTGCACAGGATTTACTTATAGTAAACACCCCACCTGAGCACGCCAAGTCAACAACCATTACGGTCAACTATGCCGTATACCGAATTTGCCAAAACCCCAATATCAGAATAATGATTGTGTCTAAGACACAGGCTATGGCGCAAAAGTTCCTGCTCTCCATCAAGAACAGATTAACACATCCTAAATATCAGGACCTACAATTAACCTTTGGACCTCCAGGGGGCTTTGAAAAAAATTCTGATTCATGGAAGCAGGACTTAATTTACCTATCCTCAGAGGCTCGTGACTCTGGCGAGAAAGACCCCACCGTACAGGCTATAGGTGTAAGAGGTCATATCTACGGTGCTCGTGCTGATTTAATTATCATGGATGACTGTATAGACAATACCAACGCCCATGAATTTGAAAAGCAAATTGACTGGGTTCAGTCTGAGGTTATGTCCCGTATTGATGATAACAACGGCAAACTTTTAATTATAGGCACTCGCCTACGACCAAGAGATTTATACTCTGAACTACGCGACCCCATGCGCTACCCAGATGAGTCCTCACCTTGGACTTACTTCGCACAACCTGCCGTATTAGAATTTAATGAGGACCCTAATAAGTGGGTAACCCTATGGGAAAAAACTAATCTACCACCCAACTCTGGTATGGGTAAACCTGATGCAGATGGTTTATACCGCAAGTGGGATGGGCAAGCGCTACATAAACGCAGGGCAAGATTATCTCCTAACTTATGGGCAATGGTCTACCAACAACAACAGGTGCATGAAGATTCAGCATTTCCATCTGAGGCTATTAAGGGAGTTATCAACGGCGCTCGCAATATTGGGCGTATACCTAAAGGCAAGTCTGGTGTAAGACCTAACGGTATGGATGGACTTATTACCATTGCTGGACTTGACCCAGCAGGCTCTGGCAACACCGCAGCCATCTGTATAGGTTTAGATATATCTACCCAGAAGCGTTACCTAATAGATGTATCAAATGTGGCTGGCATGAAGCCAGATGAAATTAGAGAATTAATTAAAAACTGGACTGACGATTATCAGATTTCTGAGTGGCGAGTTGAGAAAAATGCTTTCCAAACGATGTTGACTCAGGACCGTGAGGTACGAGAATACCTTTCGTCACGAGGTGCAACATTGCGAGAACACCATACAGGTCAAAACAAATGGGATACGAACTTCGGGGTTGCATCTCTGACGACACTATTCCATGGTTGGCAAGAAGGAAATGCTCTTATTGAATTTCCATCAAGCCATGCCTCTGAAGGTCTTAAAGCACTTATAGAACAATTAGTAACTTGGTACCCAGATGCACCAAAAAGTCAAAAGACAGACACAGTTATGGCGTTCTGGTTTGCAGAACTCGGATGTCGTGACAGAGTAGCAAATGCAAATTCTTTTGCCCGTACTCATAACAGTATCAATATGTTTCATACCCGTTATGACCGCTCACGACAGATGACTGTCCAACTAGACGACATATACTCATAGAACAGGATTAGTGTGGCACTTTCTTTAGATGATATTAAAACAAATTATGACCGCTACAAGCAGGTTTTCTCTGAAAGAGATACCCGTATGGAGCAGGTTCTACTTGTTCGTAAGGGCAGGATGCGGGATGTATTCCCAGATTTATTTCCTGATGGTCCCTTTGAGAACCCTATTGTTGCAAATATGGTTGACATTGCAGCCCGTGATTTGTCTGAAGTTATCGCACCTCTTCCTGCCTTTAACTGCAATTCACCCACTATGGTTTCCGAAAAAGAACGCAAGAAGGCTGATAAGCGTGAGGAAATTGTAAACGGAATTATTGATTTTTCCGATATTCAAACCCAGATGTTTACTGCTGCTGACCGTTATGTGTCATACGGATTTGTTCCAGCACAGATTGAAATTGACTTAGATAACAATATGCCAAGAATCCGTTTCTTAGATTCAGTAGGTTGCTATCCAATCATTGACCGCTTTGGCAAAGTTCATGGCATGTACCAAAGAATTAAGAAATCACTAGCAGAGTTAATGGCTGCATACCCAGAGTATGCCCACTTGTTATATGACAAAGACTCTACCAATACAATGCTAGAGATTATTCGCTACCATGATAAAGACCAAGATATATTATTTGTTCCACAGCGCAATAACCTAGTTATTGACAGAGCACCAAATCCTATTGGTGAAGTAATGATTCGTATTATTCAACGACCATCCCTTGACTCTGAGTCCCGTGGACAATTTGACGATGTACTTGCAATTCAAGTTGCTAAGGCTCGTTATGCACTTCTTTCACTTGAGGCTGCTACTAAAGCAGTTCAAGCCCCCCTTGTCGCCCCACGAGATGTAAGTGAGATTGCCCTTGGACCAGATTCCGTTATTAGAACTGACCGCCCTTCAGATGTTCGCCGACTCTCTATTGACATACCACCAGGTGCTTTCGCTCAACAACAGGTACTTGAAGGAGAACTTCGTTTAGGTTCTCGTTATCCTGAGTCACGCACAGGAAACATTGATGCCTCTATTGTTACAGGTCGTGGTGTGCAGGCTCTTATGGGTGGCTTTGATACCCAGATTAAAACTGCTCATGCAATGTTTGCCCGTGCCTTTGTAGAACTTATTGGTTTAGCACTTAAGGTAGATGAAACAGTTTTTGGTGACACAGAAAAATCTTTGCGTGGTGTACGCAATGGAGTTCCATACGCAATTAAATACAAGCCATCTCGTGATATAGATGGTGATTACACTGTAGATGTCCAGTACGGACTCATGGCAGGTCTTGACCCTAACCGTGCATTAGTATTTGGTTTACAGGCTCGCGGAGATAAATTAATATCTCGTGACTTCTTACGCCGTCAAATGCCGTTCTCTTTCAATGCAACACAAGAAGAAGAAAAGGTTGACACCGAAGATTTACGCGATGCAATGAAGCAGGCTATTGCATCCTATGCACAAGCAATCCCAGCACTTGCATCACAAGGACAAGACCCATCAGATATTTTGTACAAACTTTCTACCGTTATTAATGAACGCCAAAAGGGTACACCTATTGAACAGGCGGTATCTGAGGCGTTTCAGCCACAGAATCCCCCACCTGGAGCAATGATGACCCCTGATGGCGTAAGTCCCGAAATGCTTGGGCAAGCAGGTGCGGTCCCTCCAGGTGAGGGGCAACTTCCTCAAGGTTTAAGCGCTACAGGTCGTATGCAAGGTGTTGCTGCTGGACAAATAACCCCAGGCGGTAGACCAGATGTTCAGTCGCTTTTAGCAAGTTTAACTCAGAGAGGTGAACCTAATCTTCAGGCTTCCCTCGTTAGACGACTACCAGTTGCATAAGGAGGTGAATAAATGAAGAAGTCCTTATCAGGAGGAAAGAAGCCTAAGAACCAAGGTTCAGCAGGCAAGGCTCCAACCCAAAAACCAATGTTGGCTAAGAAAGCATCATCAAAGGGTGGCAAAGTATATTTCTCAAGCAATCCAAGCGGAACTCGCGGTTCACGCAGTAAGTAATTAATAAACCTGAGTAAGTTTGAAAACTGCTCATAATATTCTAAACGCTCAAATGGCGGAAGGTAATAATGGCAAAGGCTAAAAACGAAAATTTTAAGGTGTCCGCAACAGGCGGTGCTGGAACTGATGGACAACCTGCAAGTTATGCAGCAGGTATTGATGGCGCACAAGATTTTTATGATTTACAAACTCAAGCAAAAATGTCAGGACAGAATACTGCTCTTAATTTAAAAGCACCTAATCAAACATTTGAACCTAAAATTGATACAAGTGGAATAGTCCCACTTAATGCCCCTACTCAATATCCAGAAGAAGGTGTTGATACTGGAGGAATACTTGGACCAAATGCTGGTGAAGAAGTTATGGCAGCACCCTCTATGCTTCGTGCACAAAATAGTCAAGACATTGCACAGTTAGCAGCAAGTCTACCTTTTTACGCAAAGATTGCAGAAAGTCCAAACGCATCAAATTCTTTTCGTAATTGGTACCGTTATATCCGTAGCCAAGTTGAAGGTATCGGATGAGTTGGGTTAAAAACCTTGGCAGTATGGCAAAGACGGTTGTTGACTTTACAGGAGTACCAGGTTTAATTAAAGATTTATCAACCTCTGGTAGCAACGATGACCCTTGGTATATTGATGGTGTTAATTTTGTAAAGAACACAGTTAAAGTAGCAACAACCCCAGTTCGTGCTGCGGTTACTGGTCTATTTGCTGCTGGTGAGGCTTCATACGAACTTGGTGGGAAAGTACGCCGTGAAGGTGTTGAAGCAATCCTTGACCAGCCTTTCATGTATAACAAATTTAAAGCACCAGGTGAATCTTATTCAGATTACACATTGCGTGTAGAAAACGAAAAAGAAAATATTTCTCCGTTTCAAGCAGCACTTTCAGTGCTCTCTCCAGGTCGCACCTCTGGGGATAGAAGCGGTTGGTTCCAAGAGTGGACCGACAATAATCTTAAATTTATGTCTACAGGTTTTGATGTCTTTAACCAAGAAGATAGAGATACAGCCTTTCGTGACCAATACACAGGAAAATTTCTTTCTGGTATTGGAGATTTTACTACCTCGGTAATTGTTGACCCATTAACCTTTGCAGGCTTTTTAGGTAAGGGTGCAGTTATTATTGCCAAGGCTCCAATGCTTGACCAAATTCAAGGCAAGACAGCCCGTGCTGTATTTGGAAAATTTGCCATGACTGAGGAACGATTAGATAATATTCTTATTGAAGCACTTGATGGTAAGGGTGAAGCACTTACTGACATTGACTTTCTTGTTGGTAGTAACGCTCGTGAGCAATATAAATACTGGCGCAAAAAGAAAGTTACAAACCCTGATGCAATGGCATATTTGTTTGGTCGTGCTGCTAGTAGAGAAGAAGTTGTAGATACTTTCCGTGCTGTTATGTATCGTGACCCAAAATCTATTTCAACGATTGCTTCAAAAGACGAAGAAGCAGCCCTTATTTTAGATGCTTCAAATCCAATTTCTCATCCTCAGCGGCAATTTCTTGAAGGTAAAACAGATGGTGATTTAATCACATCACAAGAATACAATCGCGCTACTGGTTCATATATTACAAAGTTAACTGATGAAGCAAGTGAATCATACGACCAGCGTTTTGCAACTGCATTAACAGATACTCGCACTGGTGGTCAATTAAAATATGGATTTAGTCGCGGACCTTGGGAAGGCAAACTTGCCCAAAAATCAAAGAAAGATGCCCAGGCTGTATTCGCAGAAGCAGATAGCGTAATTTTTCAAAAGACTAGCCTTCACCCAATAATTAAAGTTGTTAATTACTTTACTAAAGAATTACCAAGTGGTGTATTTAATGTAAACGATGGCGATTCTTATATTGAGTTTAATGCTTTTTTGCGTGAGGCTAATGAATTATCTAAAGGTCGTTTTGGTGCCCAAGCAGCATATTTTGCTGAAAGATATTTAGCAGCAATTTCTACTGGTGAAAGAAATGCCACTATTCAACGGGCTGAAAAGGCTGCAATGGCTACATTGTTTCCTAACTATGACCAACAAACTATGGATAAGTTATACATGGTTTTTGATGCTCGTAGAGCATCCAGAATTAATCAACACCGCAACCAAGGTTTTGTTTCTTATTTAGAAAACGGTCAAGTTGTAAATGCTATTTCTCCTATTTTACAACGAGAGTCAGCCAATACTGTAATTATCGCAGATTTAAGAAAATTAAAGCGTGCGATTGATACGCATGAAAGTATATTACCAGGACTTTTAGATGGATTAAATATAGAAGATTTAACCTTAAGAACTAAAAAAGGTTTAAGTACTCTTGCTACATTTAATGACATTTTTAAAACTTCAGTTCTTATGCGCCTTGGTTATACTGTTCGTAACCTTACTGAAGCACAATTATCTATGATGGCTAAAGGTTTTGCCCTACCAGCAATGGTAGCAGCAGGTGGACCAGATGCAGTAAAACGATTTTTTGCTAATCGCAAAGTTGGTTTTAATAGGTTAATTGATAATGTAAATGTTTCTGCTGGCAGAATTGATGACATTAACACTCTTAATTATCAGTTTGCTTCAGGCACGGACAGACTTCGTTCTGTAGAAATGAGTAAAAAAGAACTTGCTAAAGCAGTTGCTGACCGCATTGGAGATTTAGAAAAAGATATATTTAAATTACGCCTTACTCCAGGTGTAGGACCACTAACTGCAGAAGATGAAATTCGTACTCTTCGTGGCGTATTATCTGACTTAGAATCTGTAACTCTTTATCACGGTAGCGCAGATGCAGCATTTCAATTAAATGAAGCAAAGGTTCTTGCAACATCTGCATCCCCTGCAATCGCTGGTCGTTACTCTGAGGGTTTTACAATTCACTCAACTGAAAATTATTTAGAAACACCAACAGGTCGCCCTGGTAAAATTACTGAAGTTTCTGAAAGTATACAAGATGCTCGTAAAACTTTACAACAAGCACAAAGTAATTTAACCAAGGCTCAACAAGAATTAAATAGAGTTGGTAAAACTCAATGGGATGTAAATTTATTACAACAAACCATTGATGAACAAAAGGCTATTATCAAGCGTGCTGGCGCTCGTGAGCGTTCATCCGAACGCCGTGCTGCTACATTAGATAATGCTTCAGATAATTTACTAACAGACATGATTGCAGCAAAAAATGCTGGTAAAGAAGTTGAAATTCGTGTACCTAAAGGTTGGCGAAAAGTTGAATCGCTTGATTGGAAACAAATTCGTCTTGCCGAAGAAGGCGTTTTAGAAGTTACTCCAGAGTTATTTCGCCGTTCAGTATTTCGCGTTAAAGGTGAAATGAATAAACCAGTACCAGTACGAGTATATGGTGAGGCTTTATATTTAACTAAATGGTCTGATATTCCATTAGATTTGCGTGAATCTGCTTTTGGCGGAAGTATTAATAATTACAAGCAATGGACTAAGGACAAAGGTTGGAGTAATAATAACGACCCTGTTGTTAAGTACATGCGTGAAAAAGGTTTTGGTCGGGTAGTTGTACAAGATGATGCTCGTGCTGGTGGAGTATCTAATATTGTATTACCAGAGGCAGTTGCTAAAACTGGTCGCCAACGAGCCGTAGAACGCAGTATTACTGAAATGAAAGAGCGTAGCGCAGTTCAGGCTGCTGAAGATTTACCAATTCTTGAATCTAAAATGGATACACCTAAACAACGCCGCCTTGCTAGAACTGCTGCCCGTAAAGCAGCCCGTTTAAAAGAAACTTCAGTTTCTCCTTATTACACAAGAGAAAATGTTGATGCCATGATTAACAATGGCGTTGAAGATGCTGCTGAAAATTTAGCAAAACTTTATACAATGGAACATGCTTATCTTGATGACATTTCTAGCAGGCTAGGTGCTCGCATTGACCGTGCTGAAACTAATGCTGTTAAACAACGCACTGGTTATGGTTACAATGAAATGACAATTAATGGAGTTAAGTATACTGTTCCAAATACTTTCCAAGATGCTACATGGTTTATGGGTCGCACATCTGCTGAAGATACTTGGAACGCATTAATTGGTTCACAAGAAATGGCATTTTCAACTGGCATGGGTGCTAGAACAGTTAGTATATTAAAACCTAATGACCCTAAATATTTTGAGGGTTGGTCAAATATACTTAACTTACATTTCCGTGACCCTGAAACAGGAATAATGGACCCATTGGTTCGTAAAATTCTTGATGGTGAAACAGACCAAGATATTCTTAATTGGTTTACTCGTACAAAAGATGGTCGTCTTTATGCCAATGATACATATACAACTCCTCGCCAGGCTTATGGTTTAACAGCCATACGGGGTGGAGAGTTAGATGAAGATTTATTAGAAAAAATTAATATTACCCGTGGTGCTGTAAAATTATACATACCTGATGAGCAAACAGCATTATTTCTTAGCACTGCTACTCCAGGCAATAAACCTTTATCTGGCGCTGAATTACAAAATTATTTGCGTGAAAGATTTGGTGCTAACCCAGAAAACTTGCCAGACATTAATGGGTTACTTGTTACAAGTAGTAAAGAGTTTCGTGACCAAGAGCGTTTAATTGATACATTTAATCGCCGTGTTATGCGCTTTCTTGGTTCATTACCAGAAGATGTATTTGCCCGTCATCCATTAGCAGTATCTAATTATAATCGTCAGGTTAAAACAAACATACAGAATATTGCTGATGCTAAAGGCACAGATAAACTTACTGCAGAGGAAATTAACTCAGCCATAAGAGGCGCAAGAGAAGATTCTCGCCGTATTGTAGAACAAACTTTGTTTACTATTGTCCGCCGTAGCCGTGCATCATCAAGCCAAATAATGCAATTAATGTTTCCGTTTTTTGCAGCCTATGAAAACACAGTTAAGCGTTGGTCGGGTATTATTGCTGAAAATCCACAGGCTGTAACTACCGCTGCTCGTACTATTGCCCAAGTTGTTAATGGTCAAACTGTTGTAGACCAAGAGGGAAATCGTATTACAGATGCTAAGGACTTGGCTGGTGGTAAATACGCCAACTTGGTAGTTCAAGTTCCACAAGGATTTATTGACTCATTACCAAAAGATTGGCAAGAAATTGCTAACAACGCATTTAAGTCAGTAAATATACCACTATCATCATTAGATGTTATTACCCAAGGTCAACCTGGTAATCCAGGCTTTGGTCCTTACGCTGTATTACCAGCCTATTTAATTTTACGCGCTCGCCCAGAATTAGAAGAAGCATTTAAACCTTTGTTTCCTGCTGGTCTGCCACAGTCTGCATCTAGTTTATTTACTCCAGCAGCCTTTCGCCGTTTATCAACCATGTGGACACAAGATGCGTTATATGTTCGTACATTTAATCAAATGTTAAGGTATGAAACCTATAACTATAATGCTGGTATCAGAACAGATGAGCCTACATTAGATGAAGTTACAGATAAAACAAATAAATTTTTTCTACTTCGTGCACTTGGTTCAATATCTTTACCATTTGCAATTAGCCCAGAAATGGATTTTTACCAACAGACTTTCCGTCAATTTTTAAATCAATACGGACCTGGTGAGGCAGAGGCTAAGTTTCTTGAAATGTACCCAGATTACTTTGAGGCTACAGTAAGTCTTTCTAAATCACCTGGCAGCCTAGAGTCTAATATGGATACAGTTAGAAACTTAAAGAAATTCCGTGGGCTTATGGCAGAAGCAGAGTCTTCTGATAATCCAGAGTTAATTGGGTTTCTTGCTAATGATTTTGATGGTCAGTATACATTTAGTCAGGCAGCCTACCAATGGCAGTATCGCCAAGGTGCATATCCTGGTTCTAAAAATACTTATCGCCAAAACCGTGCTCCAGAAGAATTACTACGCGATGCAGACATTAAGCGTGGTTGGACACAATTTAATTCATTAATGGGTCAAATTAATACTTACAAAATACAAAATGGCATTGTTGCTGATAGTGACCCCCGTATGGATATTATCAATGGTGCTAAACAATTATGGGTTCGTTCTCAAGCAGAAGAAAATTTTGACTGGTACTCAGAGTACATATCTCCAGATAGAGGTAAGTATGAGCGCCGTGCTCTTGTTTTAAAGAAGGCTTTAACTGATAAAAATTGGATGGCACAAAATGGTGACCGTTCAGTAGTTAAGGCTATGAGTGTATATCTTGACCTGCGTGACCAAATGGCTTCAGTATTAAAACAGCGCGACAGGGCAGGTGGTTCACAAACACTTAGTGCAAAAAGTAATGCTGACTTAACTTATGTTTTTGAACAAGTTAGACAACAACTTATTGCAGAAAGTCCAGAGTTTGAACAATTCCTAAATAGATATTTTATAAACGATACGGTGGTAGTTTAATGGAAAAAAATAAACCTAAAACTGAATCAGGTACTCCAGCAGGTACTGGTACTGGCACTAAAGGTGGAATTGACTTAGAATCATTAATGAAAACTTTTGCTGGTATGGGTGGAACTGTTAATGCAGGTCCAACTACTCAAGATGCTGAAGCAGCAGTTCAAAGTATTTACAGTCAAATGCTTGGTCGTAATGCTGCTGGCGCAGAGCGTAGCAGGGCTATTAGTAAATACTTGAGTCAATCAACAGATACAGATGCTGCTGGTCGCCAACAGGCTGTAATCTCTTTTGTTCAAGAATTACCTGAATATCGTAACCGCCAAGAAAATTCTTATTTAGATGCTATCTATAATGAAATATCTAAAAATGTTCAAAGGACACAACGATAATGGCAGTTAAACCAGATAATACTTTATCTCTTGATGAACAACTACGCCAATTATACATAAGTTTAGAAAACCAAAGAAAAGCATTAAGTAGACTTAAAAGAAATACAACAGCATACAATAATGCACTAAAAGTTTTTAATACTACTCAAAGTAATATTACAGAACTTAATGCTAAAGTTGATGCAGGGCGTAAAACTAAAAAGACATCAACAGAAAAAAATAAACTTGATGCGCTTAATGATGCTTTAACTCGTGCAAAAGAGTATGGTACTGCAGACCAAGTTGAAAAAGCACAAAATGATTTAGATAAATTTTCAGGTGTAGAAACTACAACACCAACAGGCACCACAGAACTTCGTTATGGTCCAGGTGGAGAAAGTTTAAGACCTGGTTCTGCTGAGTATATTGCAGCAGCAGGTTCAACTACCAAACCAATAGTTACCTCAACTAAAACACCTGCCTCAACTACAAAACCTATTTCAACACCAACTAATGATGCAACAACAGATGCAAAACAATTATGGGTTTCATACCTTCGTACAGTATTTAGCACCCTTGAGGATAAAACACAACAAGCAGAAATTAATAGAATATTTGATACTGCTGTTAAACAAAAATGGACTGAACAAACCTTTATGGAAAACCTTAAGGGTACTTCATGGTGGCAAAATACTTCTCCTAGCCTTATTCAGTTTTTCTTAGAAAGCAATGACCCCCGCAATAGAGCCACATTTGCTGAAACTGTTGCAAATAAAGTAGATTCTGTTGCTGCTAAATTAGAAAAACTTGGCATAGCACCTAGAACTGTTGACCCAATAACTGGCAAAGTAATTGATAATGCACAATACTTTAAAGGTATTGCTTTACAGGCTTATGAAAATAACTGGACTGACTCACAACTAGATAATTACTTATCAACTAAAAGTGATTTAATTTTTACTGGTGGTGGTGTTCTCGGTTCTTCTTTAAATCAAATTAATCAAACTGCATACTTATATGGAATTAATTTAGATAGCACTATGAAAAATACTATTAACACATCTTTGCTTGACCCTATGGATGGTAGAGATGCTCAGTATTGGATTAATAGTGTTAAACAAATGTCTATTGATGCCCCACAAAATAAACCATTTTATGAATCTTTAAAAGTAGGAAAAAGTCTATATGAAGTAACTTCCAATTATCGCAATCAGATGGCTGGTTTACTTGAAGTTGACCCTACCGCTATTACATGGAACGACCTGATGGGTAAAGTTATTGTTAAAGATACTGGCAATGCTCGTACATTTGCAGATTTTAACAAGGCTTTAAAGCAAGACCCAATATGGCAATACACTAAAAATGCAAAGGAAACCTATAGCAATATGGCTCTTGACCTTGGTAGAACATTTGGATATGTGGGTTAATAATGGCTGAAAGAAAAGTAACCAAACAAACTAATCAAGAAGCAATTATTGCTGCCCGCATAGCAGAAGCACAGCGCCCAGCAAAATTAGCCGAGCAACAAGCAAAGTTGCCAGTAGTACAACAAGCGCTTTCTACCGCACAAGTTGGCGCTAGAGGCACAACTGGTCAAACAATATTTGAAAAGGCTTTGGCTGGTATTCCTGCTGGTGGAGATGCTGGCGCAGCAAGAGGTTTAGCAGCAATGTCTGCTCGTTACGGACTACAAGGCGCCGCTCTTAATGCTTACACTGGCGAAAATATTGGCTACAATATCTCTGAACAAACCAAAGCAGAACAAGGTGATGTAACTAATACAGAAAATTTAATTAATGTATATGGTACACCAATTAATATTCCTGACCCTATTTATGAAACAATAACAGAACAATATACTTCACCTGAAGAAATCCAAGCAATGATTAATGCTGCTCTTGAAAAGCAAAAAACAGAGTTACTTGGTGAGCAAAAAAAATTAGCAGAACAACAAAAGAAAACAGCCCTTGAAGAGTTTAAGGCTTCTTTAACTACAATGGGTCTAGCAGATTTAACAGATACTATTGATGAGTTTATCAAAAATGATTACACAGCATCTCAAATTAAATTAGAGTTACCTAAGACTACTGCTTACAAGACACGCTTCCCTGGTATGGAAGCACTTAAGACTGCTAATAGAGCAATTAATGAAGCAACCTACATTTCTAATGAGCGTGCTTACTTACAAACTTTACGGGCTTATGGATTAGATACTGCAACTCTTGGTAGTCTTTCAGCCCTTGGAACATACATAGCCAATGAGGTTTCTCCCCGTGAGTTTGAAGAAAGAGTAAACCTTGCTTCTGATAGAGTTACTCAAAATCCAGATGTTCTTAATACTTTTAAATCTTATTATCCAGAGGCAGATAAAAGTAGTGTTGTTGCCTATCTTTTAAATCCTAAAGCAGGTATAGACCTTGTTAAGAAACAAGTTCGTGTAGCAGAAATTGGTGCTGCTGCTACCGCTGCTGGATTTAAACCTACAACAATTAGTGCTGCCTATGGTGAAACTCTTGTACCAGATACTGGAGATAAAACTTTTAACACAATCAGAGCCGAGTTTCAAAAAGCAAAACAATTATCTGATGCTCAACGCAGTCTTGCTCAAATTGAAGGGCAAACTTATTCAGATGTTGAAGCCATTGAAGGCGTGGTTGGTGGAGATAGCCAGAAGTTACTTGCTTCACAACAAAGGGCAGAGCGTGAAATTGCTCGGTTTAGTTCCCGTAGTGGCGTAACAGGCTCAAGTTTAGGAAGTGGCATAAATGTCTGAAACATCAGGCAGTGAAAGTTTACACGCTGCTTTTGGCTATGACGAATATAAAGATTTTGACGAGGGATTAATTGTACCTTTTTTAACAATAGGACATTAATCTTTAATTAATAAATAGAATCCCCACCCTGATATACCAGCCCAGGGGGGCGTAAAAGTCTGGTAGCAATAGCCGCAATAGTTTCCCCGAACTGCTGCGAGGATTGCGAATACAACCAATGAAAGGGAGAAGGTAGATGGCTACCAATTACTACGCAGACGATGAGGAAGATGACGACACAACAACTGATGTTGTTGGTCAACTCCGCAAAGTTAATCGCTCACTTGAAAAACGAGCAAAAGAACTAGAACAGGAGTTGTCAGGTCTTAAGTCACAGACTCGTCAGCGTACTGTTAAGGATGTACTACAGGCTAAGGGATTAAATCCAAAGATTGCCGCACTTATACCACATGATATAGAACCCTCAGATGAGGCTCTACTCAAGTGGGTTGAAGAGTATGGCGATGTTTTTGGAATCCAAACTTCTACGGAAGAAAAGCCTGCAGAGAAAAGTCCAGAAGTTAAGGCTCAAGCAAGAATCAATAACATAGTCGCCACTGGCTCCGCGCCAGATATTGACGAAGATTCGTTTGCAAAAATTGCAGGAGCAAAAACTCGTGAGGACTTAGACGCACTCCTTGGCTTTAACTAAAATCCATTAAACATCAACCACTCACTAGGAGGTGAACCATGGCATATACCGACACCTCGGCTATTAGTGGTCTAGTACAGACCGCTTATGACCGTTATGTTGAATTTGCTCTCCGCTCTCAGCCGATGATTCGTGCTGTTGCGGACAAAAAGCCTGTACAACAGGCTATGCCAGGCAACTCCGTTGTATTCTCACTCTACAACGATTTGTCTGCTGCTACTTCAACGCTCACAGAAACAACTGACCCTGATGCAGTCGCATTAAGCAATGTTGACACCGTATCTGTAACTCTTGCAGAATACGGCAACGCTGCTCTTGTAACACGCAAATTGCAGTTATTCTCACTATCCGATGTTGACCCTGCTGTTGCAGACATCATCGCTTTCAACATGGCTGACTCTCTTGATGTTGTAGCACAAAATGCTCTTCGTCAAGGAACCAATGTTATCTATGGTGGAACTCGTACATCAACCGCAACTATCACAGCATCAGATACTGTTGACTCTGCTGATATTCGTAAGGTTGTTGCGAAACTTCGCTCAAACAAGGCTGTTCCTCGTTCAGGAAGCCTGTATTGGGTAGGTATTCACCCAGAGGTATCACACGACCTTCGTGCCGAATCAGGCTCTATAGGCTGGCGTGACACCCACCAACACACTGATGCTTCTCTTGGCAACCTGTTCGCAGGTACAATCGGAACATACGAAGGCGCTTTCTTTGTAGAAAACGCACGCATGTTCTCTGCTAAGTCAGGCGCAGACCAGACCGCTCTTGCCACAACCACAGCAACTGTTGCTGGTGTATCAGCACAGTTTACTATTGGTGTTGCTTCATCTGCAGTTATCGCAACTCGCGCTGAGGTTGGCGACAAGATTGCTGCAACTGGTATTGCATCTACTGCAAAAATTAGTGCAATCAGTACTACTGGCTCAACAACTACAATTACTGTAGATGTAGCCAATACTGCTGCTGTTACAGCAGGAGCGACAGTAACTGTTACTCCTGTAACACGCGTATTCAGCACCCTTGTTTGCGGTAAGCAAGCATTGGCTGAAGCCGTATCACAGGAGCCAGGTGTCGTTATCGGTCCAGTTACCGATAGATTGATGCGTTTCCGCCCAATCGGATGGTACGGTGTCCTTGGATGGAACCGTTACCGTGAAGATGCGCTGTATCGCATTGAAACTGGTTCTTCAATCGCTGCTCTTTAATTGATTGACTGTTGGGCAGGAGCAATCCTGCCTAATGGTGAGTCCACTAAGGAGGACTATGGCAGAGTATTATTTCACTACCCCCACGATAGATGAAACCCCCGCAGGTGACCACATCCTTTTTGCTAGGTTTGAATTACCTCGTGGCATAACCGTGCTTCGCATAAATGGGGTGTATTCTTCATACAGGTACCCAAGCCAGATACTAACCAATACGGCTGAGGAGTATTACCCAGGAGGTACAAAGACTTTGGTTAGTCAAGCAACAGCCGATGAGTTAACCGCTCAAGGCTACGGAGCAAACATAACACCAGCATGAGCCTACATCAATTACAAGTACATCCAGAGTTTGTTGAGGGTTGTTTTGGATGCAAAGTCGGAACATTACAATTAAGCCCAGGTGAAACAAACTCTCGTTTAAACATATCTACCCGTAAATGGGATAAAGAGTTACAAGCCTATAGAGATGCCAGAGCACAGGGTATTCAACCCGATGGCACAAGTATGAAGAAGATAGAACAAGCAGTAAAGATTTCAAATGAAACTGGAAAAGCATACGGAGTATAGGAGAAAACATGGCTGCTCGTAAACCAAAAAAACAACCCATTAAGCGTGTGCGTACAGTCAAAAATGAGGAACATACAGAACTAGAAATGTACTGTATATGGCTCAATGAATACTATCAATCATTATTAAAATCTGGTTTTAAGTCCGATATAGCAATGGCGTTTGTTATGGACAAAGCATCATACCCACCATGGGTAGAGTACAAACCAACTGAAGATGAGATTCGGCGCATGTTTGATGAAGGGGATGGCGATGAGTAGTCCAATTATCCCTGAGCCGATGTGGGGACTGCCCTCACCCACTATAACCGATGAGGACATCTACGAAGAAGAGGATGAGTAACACATGCCAATGGTAAACGGAAAAGAATACTCTTACTCTAAAAAAGGTATGGCTATGGCTAAGAAAGATGCCAAGAAGTCAGGCAAGAAAATGGCTATGAAAAAAATGACTATGAAGAAAATGGGCAAAAAGAAATAGTGGCAAAAGATTCAAGACTTGCAAGGGCTGGCGTATCAGGTTTTAATAAACCAAAGCGTACGCCAAGTCACCCAAGTAAATCACATGTAGTAGTAGCCAAGTCTGGCTCTCAAGTAAAAACAATTCGTTTCGGACAACAGGGTGTAAGTGGTGATAAAACACCAACTGCACGACAAAAATCGTTTAAAGCACGACATGCTAAAAACATTTCCAAAGGGAAAATGAGTGCAGCATATTGGGCGGATAAGGTGAAATGGTGAAAGGTAAAGCATTTTGGGACAAGAAGAATCCAAACAAGACATCTACAAAACTGACTTCTGCACAGAAGGCTGCTGCCAGGGCTCGTGCAAAGGCTGCGGGTCGGAAGTATCCCAACCTTGTGGACAACGCTGCTGTAGCACGCAAGGTTAAAAAGAAAGGTAAGTAATGGCAACAGGAACTGCAGGTAGTACATTTACTAGTGAACTTAATCGTTTAGCCAATGGTGGTACTTATCCTGCCCTAACCACTTACAAAGATACACAAGGTGCTGCAAATGCCTACGCTAGTACATCTGGTCTAGGCATTATTGCTGCCCTTAATAAGAAGGCAGATGCTAACCGCCAACCTAATAACTATAAAGGTTTAAATGCTATATGTAATGAACTTGCTAGTACCACCAATTTATCAGCGGTAGTTGCTTTAAGGAGTATTAATATATGAGTACCTTTACTCAACTAACAGACCGTGTAGAAGCGTTACTTCATGGCTATACAGAAAACACCGAGCCAACCTCATGGCTAACCACCAGCGCTACAACAGCATCAACTACTTTAACTGTTTATGATGCTACAGTAGTTGGGCGTGGTTATATTGAAATTGATGATGAAATTGTATTTGTTAATAATACAGACAATGTTGCTAATACCTTAACCCTTGCCCCATGGGGTAGAGCGCAGCGTGGTACTACCGTTGCAGAACATAGCACTAATGCTAAGGTTACTGTAAGCCCATTGTTTCCAAGACAAGAAATTAAAAATGCAATTAATGACACTATCAATGCTATGTATCCAATGGTGTTTGCTGTTGCTTCTTATGATTTTACCTATGTAGCAGCACAGTATTCTTATTCAATTCCTGCTGCGGTAGAAAATATTTTAAGTGCTACTTATTCAATAATTGGTCCATCTAAAGAGTGGTTTCCAGTTCGTGCTTGGCAACTAGACCGAACTGCAGATACTACTGCTTTTACTAATGGTAAAAGCGTATCCATATATTCAGAGGTAGTTCCTGGACAAACAGTACAAATTGCTTACTCTAAGCGCCCAACATTACTAAGCAGTAATAGTGATGATTATGCAACTGTCACAGGCTTACCTTCATATTCAGAAGATGTGGTTATTTATGGCGCAGCCTTCCGTATGATTTCTTTCCTAGACCCATCACGACTTGGTTCTCAATCTGCCTCAGCAGATGTACTAGATGGCGTTAGACCTTCAGGCTCTGGTCAAAATGCTTCCAGATTTTTATTTAATATTTATCAACAAAGACTTAATGAAGTGGCGGATAACCAACGCCGTCAATATCCAATCCGTTCCCACTACCAAAGATAAGGTAAAATAATGGCAGCAGGCGACCCAGGCTCAGTCAAGCGGAATTTCTCCTCAACCGCAGTAGAAACTTCGCTCGTATCATCAATAGGTTCACAAGCACAAGGACAATCAAACACAGCATTTATTGTCGCTTCTAATAGCGGTTTTCCATCAGTTCCTTTTACATTAATAGTTGACCCAGATACCTCCAAAGAAGAAGTTGTAACGGTTACTGCTGCAAGCAGTACAACACTTACTGTTACTCGTGGTGAAGATAGCACACAAGGTGTAGCCCACTCTGCTGGTGCTGTCGTAAGACACGGTGTATCTGGTAGAGATTTCCGTGAGGAACAAACCCATATTGCTGCTCGTGGTTATGATGCAGATTCTGCAATACTTGCATTAGCATCCCAAACGCATGTGCATGGTTTAGTAGCCGCTGACGGTAGCGTAGTAGGCACAGATGCTTTACAGACTCTTACTCGTAAAACTTTAACCTCTCCTACAATTACCAACCCAACCATTACTGGTGCTGGTGTTGATGCAAGTATTGTTTTTGAGGGTGCTACTGCTGATGCACATGAAACTACTTTAACTGTAACAGACCCAACAGCAGATAGAACAATTACTTTACCTAATGCAACTGGAACTGTAGCCCTTGTTGCAAATGTGTTAGCCCTTTCTGGTGGCACTATGTCTGGTGCCATTGCAATGGGTACTAGCAAAATTACAGGTATGGGCGACCCAACAT